TAGTTCACTTATAATTGCTCCACGTTCCTCAAGTGGCATAAAATAACGTCCCTTTTTACGTTTTAACCAAGCATCACTGTTTATACCAACAACCAATGTGTCGCCGAGAGCTTTAGCGGCTTTAAAATATTCAATGTGACCACTGTGTATAGGATCAAATCCTCCAGTGACTAATACTATAGTCTTCTGAGATTCTTCTTCAGCCATTTTCTACCTCTCTCTTCAGTTCGTCACGACGACTTTGCATCCAACTTATAGCAGTGTGTATATGCCCAGTTGCACTTGGACGTAAACAACTTTGTGCGAATTTAATTTCATCTTCTAAAATAAAAATACGTTCAAGTTTTTGTGATTTTGTTCTCGTCATTTCAGTGTCTATCATTATATACCTATTTTTTAATACCCTTGGTTTCTTTTTACATTCCATGCTATTGCAGTTTGTAGTCCACCTGGCTTGTTATCGTTTACAACAATACGTTCACCGTGATGAACTCCAAATATAGCACGGTCATAACGCAAGCCATGACTGTCGATAAACTCTAAAGTTTTTTCTTTGACATCTTCATGTCTAGCAGTCATTATTATAATCATATCATCTTGTGGAATTTTTGACCACATTTCTTTTACCCCAGGTAAAAGTTTGTCATCTTTGTATGGCGGTTGGTTTACTTCTGCAATAGTTCCATCTACATCAAAAATCCACGTATGACCGAGGTTTTCACTTAGTTCAAATGGAAATACCTCTGCTACCTTAGTAGTAGGATAGTTTGCTCTGTTGTAATCAAAATCTTCTATCATAATATTTTTTTAATTCCTCTATTAAGCCAAAAAAGTCCATTGTAAAAACTGCCAATAATACTATCAATATCATCTTTGGCGTATCCACTTAGTGAAAGCCATATCAGACCGTGTAGTAATTCTATACTAGGCATATCAGACATTAATTCTTCAAATACGTCTTGAGCAATTCTAGCAGTATCTGGTTCACCCATCAGTATCTCGCAAGTGTCATTGTCAATATGCAATTTGAATTTTCGTCGATTGAATGTATCATAGCCGCCAACTGCACTGTAGTATACTTTAGCAAAATCGTATAATGGATCACCGTAGATTCCAGGTTTATCAAAACTTCCTCTAGGATCAATAAACCATGCTTTGAGATTCTTATCAATTATGGTATTGCTAAATGTAGGGTCACCGTGTATAGGTGTAAACGTATCAGTTTGAAGAGCCGCATTAATTTTATCCCACCATGTATTGTATCTTGGATGAAATAAATTGTAACACTTTACACCGTTAACTGTGAAACTTTCTCGATCAAAATTTGGAATAATCTGTTGAACACTCTTCACTCTATTTTGTGTTTTCGATATGTACACATTTGAAATTGCTTGTTCATTTGCAACTCGCTCGCTTCTACTGTGTAAATCATCAAGAGTATAAATGATATCGCTTAAGATACTGCGTTGTTCCCTTGGTGTTAAATCTTCCAGTTCCCAAATGTGCTTGCCATTAATACGTTGCATGGTAAAAGGATCAGTGCTTACTACGTCGGGTATACGAACAAAGCCAAGGTCCTGTGCATCTTTGTACCAAACAATTTCATGTTCAATTAAATGTTTATAGTTTGCATCAATTGCTTGCTTAATCACTGTTTTATCAAGTATGTCAACCTGATTAAAAAATCTACTGAGTCCAATTCTGCTATTGTTTTCTTCTATACTAGCAAAGTCACCAAGTTCTTCGAGTTCAGTTGCAACCACTGTATCATATTCAACAATATTTTTACTAAACCATTTTACAAATTCACCACTGGCTGGAGGAATTGTAAACTGTCTGCGTTGTGAAAAGTAGAATATTCCTGGAACTCCAGTTATTTCGCTTGTGATTTCTTGTAAACCAGTTTCTTGATAGCTCCATCTACAGGTAAAAGCATCTGTAAGATATACAAGAGGTTGATCGGAATGATCTGGAAATGCAGGCAGATCTTTGATAATGAGATCACTCCACGTAAGTAGCACAGGATCATCTTCGGGTACAAGTTTTAGTGCAATATCAATTCCACTGCAAGTTCCTTTTTGATCTGTTTTAATAAGTTTATAGTCTACCTGTGGAGGATCAACTTGCAAATAGTTTTCCAATTGATCATATAGATAGTCTCCAATTATAACAAATCTTGCAGTAGGAAATTTGTCAAACAAATGGTACAAGAGAGGTTTACCATGCACACTTACCAAACACTTGGGTTTGTTCCATGTATGGTGTCTTAATCTGCTACCTCTACCACCTGCTTGCACTATTACTGTGAGTGTCATAGTTGCACAATTCTATCTGGTAATTGAATATCCCACAACTTTCTCTTACGCCAGTAGTATACACCATTTGGCATTGCAGGATAGTTATTATACAGATGTTGAAAACTTAAACCATTAAACACAAAACTTTCCAGTTTCCATTTGCCTCTAGCTCTCATACAATGAAACACACTGTCAATATTACGAGCAAAAAGATATTTTTCCATTTCATCTGCCGTTACTTCTACAAGTTCACGCCAGTTTAGATTGGCTCTGAACAATGCTACTCCAAATGTCCATGCATCACAAGGTTTGGTGTCACCTTTGCGTACTTGAGTGCTATAAAAATCTAAACTAAAACCATCCAGATTGTTCTTAACTAAGTAATTCTCTGCATGGTGTAATTTTTCATTGATAATCTCAAAGTTATGTGTTAGAAACATAGTATCATCAGCATCAATCATCCAAAACAAATCTGCATCATTGCTCTTCTCAAATCCAGATAAATTTGCAGTTGCCATATTGCGTTTTGAACTTTTAAGTTGTTGCAAGTAAGTTACTAAACTTCTGTCGCTTTCAATTAGCTCAGCGGCTGGATAATCATAGACTAAACAATTGTGTAGTTTTTCTGCTAGTGCTTTGTTGTCGCATAAAACAAAAGTTTTGTAGTTTTTAAAGGTTTCTAACCAGAATCTTAAACACAAAAGTGTATGAGGAACATCTCTATCAATTTTTAAAAAAACATTTGTTTTCATTAGGATTTAGATCCAATGGTCCTTCTTTGTATATCATCATGATTAAACTCGGCCCAGTATAATTCAAATGCAACACCATCTTCTACACCTTCAAACTGATGTATCTTGCCTGGCTTAACTTGTGTAAAGTCGCCAGCACCTAGTATTGTTTCATCGACTAACCCTTGTTGTTCGCCATCTTGCCATACTCTTACAATCATTTTTCCAGACTCAACAAAAAAACCATTCCATTTAAATCTGTGTTCATGCTCACTGCATTTGTAACCTGCTTTGTATTCAATACGATGAAACTCTAACACTCCGTTTGCATGTATTAACTCGGTGGAACCCCATATTTTGCCTGCTTTCATCAGTGATTCTCCATTATTGTAAGATTTTTATCTATCCATGGCAGTACTAAATCTCTTTGTCGTAGATGTCCAAATTTGGTAATACTTTGAACTACACATTCAGGAAGTAATTGTGTATTTTCAGCAATGTCATACAAATTTGTTTTGTTAGGATCCATTGGTTCAACATTGCTTCGATACACTAGTATGTGTATCCAAGGATCATTGATTTCTTTTCTAAAAAATCCAGATCTACAATCCCAACCGTTTACACTCAACATATAGATCAACATAGGCAATGTAAAATTATATTTGTGATCCATTCTAGCATGGAACTCTTGCTTGTTGTATTCTATATTGGTTGTTTGCGGTACTGATAAAACCAACATCGAATCTGTAGTTGCAACGTTCCACCAATTTTTTAATGTCATGTATGGATTGGTTTGATACTGTAGTACATCATATGCCCATAAAATATCAAAACCTTTTTTTGGTCGTGTGATAGAGTTAACATTTTCTCTTTGAAAAGCAATATTTTTGTGTTTGACATTTAGATTGTCGAAGTCATTTACAATTGTACACTTGATATTAAGTGACAATTGTTTCTCATCTCTAGTGGTTGCGTTTGCCCACCATTGTATATCAAGTGCTTCTGGATCACTTCCAATACCAACAACAGTTCCAACACTTTCCATGAAGTCGTCATATTCATACAGATATTTGATAATATTTTCGTAGGAATGATCAAATTTTTCTTCAGAACTTGAAAAACTACTGTTCATTGTTATACCTGTACATCTTCCATTCCGGCAGTTCTAAGACGTACAATATGCCCTAGTTGCCATTGTTTAGTATCTAAGCCTTTCATTATGCCAAGATACTTATTACGAAGTAGGGCTACCTCGTTAATTAATGTTTCAAAGTCAATAACTTCATCTTCACCGTCAACATATTTTTCTGCATCACGACTGGTTAATGCCCGGGCATATCCTTCTAAATACTTTTGAAAGTGTTTTCGTCTTATCTGCCTAAGTTTGATGTTTAGAAAGTTTAGTACCGCTTCAATTTCTTGCAGTTGGTTAAATCGATGCTCTGTCAATCCTGGTAATGCTTTGATGTTCTTTTCAACAATACCGCCAACCTTGCATTCACTCTTAGCAATCAATAATTCTTGTTCAAAGTGAGTAATAAAATTAGGAATCTCAGCAAGATTATTTGTTACACGGCTATACCACATCAGTAATCATCGTAGTTGAATTCACCATCATCGTCGTATTGGTCAAGTAATTCATCACGTTCATCATCTTCAAAATCATCTTCTTCTGCTTCTCCAAGATAATCAGCTACTGCAAGTTTGATTGCCCCATCAAATTTAAATGCTTCACGTAGTTCTTCAGGTGTATGATGTTGTAATAACCCTTCAACTACATGATCTGCTGCTTCTCTTACATCAGATGCGTCGTGCATAAATTGTCGTGTTTGTTTCCAAACTAAAACGGCTAAGTCTAATGACACTATATATTCTCCTCTTCAACAGTATCAGTAACTTCTGTTACTTCTTCAGGTGTACTTAGCTCTTGTTCCATTTTATTAAAGTCTTGCATAACCTTGTCTAAACAACCGTCTTCGTTGCGTTCCCAAGCCTTTCTAAACTGTAGTATGTCTTCGCCACTTGAAGTTTTGAATGCTAGCCTGTTGCCTTGTTTGGTTAATAATCCTGTTGATTCAGCCAAATCAACTAATCCACTATATGGATTCATACCTGTTTCGTACGGAATCTTAACTTGTACTGATTCAAAAGGTTTTGCATATCTAGTTTTCATAACTTTACAAGCGGCACGTATGCCTTTTACCTGCGATATCTTGTTGCCATCTTCATCTTCTTTAAGTTTTAGTTTACGCATTGCAACAACAATACTTGATGCATAGATAAATCCTTGTCCACCTGATATTTTATCATCGGGATCAAACATATCTTGCGAAGCATATGTATGGTTAGTACACACCATACCAACATTGTAACTACCAAACATGTTTACAGTATTTCGCACAAGTGCAGTAAGTGCTTTAGGCTTTCTACCCAAGTCACCTTTTAAGTCGCCCGAATCAAACTGATTTATATCAGTTGGAGTCAACAACATACCCAAACTATCAATAATAAACAGTACCTTTGGACGTTCTCCATCAGGCATTGCTTTATAGTCCTTCATAAATGTTGAAAGTGTTTTTGCTACGTCATCTATCATGCTCATGCTTAGTTTCAACAACTTGCTTTCATCTGTATCCACACCAAGTGCATGTAGCCATGTTTCATCTAGTGCATTTTCACTGTCGATAAGAACCACAAATATTCCTTGTTCTTGTGCGGCTTTTGCAATGTTACCTGACGCAAAATAACTTTTACCTGCTCCTGATTCGCCAGCAAACACTGTAACCTTGCCTAACGGAACACCTTTGTGAAAGTCACCGCTTATCAGATAGTTAAGTGCATAGTTGCCTGTGCTAATCCAGTCTGTTGGATCATTGAAGCCTATTGACAATCCGTCAATGCTTTTTGTAATATCTTTGCGAAATTTACTTACGTCAAATGGTTTGCCCACTGTATTCTCCTTGCTTGATATGTTACTACTGTACTATAAATTGTTATTATTGTCAACTGCTAATTCCTGAATCCTCGAGATTTTTCGAAGTTTTTCTTGTTTAACAAGAAACTCATTTAATTCATCGTCGTTATTATCTTCAGTTGCTACATACGATTCGTTGCCTTGATACTGTTTAGTTAACCAATTTGTTTTTTTGATACTCAGACAATGCGGCTTTTCAAGCAATGCATACCCGTGGGGAATGCCTTTGTTTTTAGCATAGCTGATAATATGAATTAAATTGTTTAAATTTAATGATGATAACGTTGTCCAAAAATCTAATGTTAAATTTTGATATTTTTTTTGCAAATTGATATATGAATCAACAGTCTGCGTATAATTCTTCCATTTTACTGGCCATCTCACATAGTCATGCACATCACCAACTCCGTCAAGGCTTAAAGTTACATTAACATCAATCTGCTTGTCTAATACTTTTTCAATATTTGGCATGACTTTGTGTCCGTTTGTGTTTATACGCAAGTATGTCAGATTTGGAGGTAACTGTTGTAAGATTTTTTGGTAATTTTTACTGTATGACGGCTCGCCGCCGTTTATGTCTAATTGGTAAATTCTGTCTTGCGGAAATTTTGTAAAAACTTGATAGTTATCTTGTACAAAAGGACTTTTATTTAAACTAGCTATTCTAGTACTTAATGTTGCCGAACAACTTAAACATGCACTGTTACAGTAGGTATCTAATACTCCGCCGACAGTTAAATACTCTGTATTTTTCACAACAAGGTCAGTGTGTCGTTTTTGAGAAAAATTTCTTATACTTTCTCTCCCAG